TTCTCTCGCTCTAATTTGAGCTTCAAGACGGGCAATGGCTCGATCTATTTTTACACGCACAGCAGCATTTGCCGCATCGTAAAGATCTAAAATTTGCGCTTCAATGCCAAATAAATAACGCTCTGCAGCGCGAGCAAAACGCTCACGCATGGAGACAATAAATCCACTTTGAAGGGAAACGATTTTACCTCCTGAATCATCGCCCGCTCCGCCTTTGGGCATTGCGCCCATGGCCGCAAAATCAAATCCCCCTATCGGTAGGCCCCTGTAAGCCGGAGGCAACATGGGACTGGTTCGACCTGGAAGCCCTCGATATGCCGGCGGCAATGCGCCAATGGCATTTCCGCCAGCCTGAGGAAGTCCTCTATATGCCGGGGGTAAAGCAGGAAGCATTGATGGAAAAGAAATGTTCATTGATTGAACACGTTTTTCCAGACCCTTCACCAATGCATTGATAATCGTCTGAGCTAATCTTCCTAGGACAGGGCCAAGATCTCCAGTGGCGACGGTGGAAATATCAGAAATAATTTTGTTGCTAATTATTTCAATGATCTGCTTTGTCAGAGACCCTGCAGTGCCCTTGACAAATCCCGAGGCTCCGGCCACTCCGGCAACAGCCGCAGTCCCCACTAGCGCTCCAAGTGTGCCTGTGCTGAATGCCTGCTCAATTACCTGCCCGGCAAGGTCCTGTACATAAGCAGTAAGTCCAGCCGTATCTCCAATGGCAAGGCGACCAACTTGCCTTGCCATTTCAAGCTTTCCTCCACCTGCTAGCTGTGTTAAGCCGGCGGCCAGTCCACCCCCTAACGCTTGTCCCCCGCCAATTAAACCTCCAGTGGCGCCACCACCAAGCAATCCCAAAATGCCACCCTTTACCCCAGGGAGAACTCCCTCCTTGAAGCCGTCTCTAAGGGCTCTGCGAACTGCTCGCATGGCCCCGGCCTTTAACTGGCGCTCCAATGGAGCAAATGCTGGCCCAAGATCTCCAATCGCAGACAGGCCTTCATAGATAAATCCAACCGCAGTCCTAGTAACAGCATTGGCAATTTTTCTTTCAGAGCGCACTAAATTTTTAATAAATCCCAAAACAAAACCATCGGCGGCAAATTCACCAAGCCTTTTGGTTTCCTTGGAAGGACTAGCGATGCCAAGAGAAGCTTTGATTGCGCCAAGCAACGATTCACCCATTCCTTGGCCTAGCTTTGCCAGGGTGCTATTTGCATCTGCCAAGCCTGTTGCAATACCTTGTTTAATATCTTCTGCTACGTTGGCAAATGCAGGGGCCAAAACTCTTTGCAGTTCCGCCGCCGAACTTGCAGCTCCGCGAACCAATTGTTCAAAAGGAATTTTGGCTTCTTTCGCAAACTTATACAAAGCTTGCAAATCTTTGTAACCAGCGGTGGCGACATTACCAGCCATGCCGCCGCCGCGTGCCGCTTGCGTGGACACGCCGCTTATTCCAGAAGCAGCCTTCTTGATTTCGCCAAGCCTTTCTGCAAGCTTTTCCGCCCTCTCCAACTCGGTCTTGAGATTGGTATTAACTTTTACGTCGAATTTCTTGTTGCCAATGTATCTATTGAGCAGCCCAAATTCTTTGACTATACTTTCCCTGTCAAACTTGATTGGCAGCGTAATGCCCTTGCCACCCAGTTCAGTGTTGATGCTATTGAGCTGCCTGCGCAGCGTGGTCAGGTCAAGGCTTACCCTTAGCTTTAGTTCAGCGCTCTGAGCCGCCATCGCACACTGCCACTATTCCGTTCATTCTATAATCATTGATCTTGGTTTCGACCACCAAATGTCTTTAGCTCATCAGCAAGCAAGGCAATAACCCTTCCATTCATTCGTCGTTGCTTCATCAGTTTTTGCAGCACCGCCATGCTTTCCTGCGTTACACTCTCCTCTTTTTTGATTGCCTTCATGTCAAATGGCAGGAAATAGTCAGGCTTAATAGCAGCCTTTTTCCCTCCTATCATCGTCGCTGCCATAGACCCCAGCTTGGCCACCGCAACACTTTGAATGTTGTATTTTGCAATGTCGTGCTTATCGAGGTATTTCAACGCAGCCCGCAGATCCTGCATTTTCTGTTTGCCAAAATTCTTGGCAGACCAGCGATCGTCTTGAAAATCAGACGAGCACAGTCGGAAATACAGTTCATTCCAATTTGTCATAGAGGCCAGGAACTGCCGGGCCTGCGACTCTAGGCGCTCGGTGTTTGAGGAGAATTCCTCTTCGGAGCTTTTTTTGCTTCTCCGACCCCCTTCATTTCTGATTCTTGCTCAGCAGCAATAAATTCCACCACCTTCGCCACTGTGCGACGAGGCAAACCGTTGGTATCTTCGGCGCTCCAATCAGCAACATCTTGCCATTCGCCATCAATCAAGCCTTGTCCTCGCGAACGGATGAATGCCGTGACCATTCTGGCATTGGTGGCCTCGACAGAGGAACCACTAGTAAGCATGCCAAGAGTTTCTTCTGTAAATTCAGACAGAAGTTCCGCCTCTGACAAAGTGCTTCCACCGCCCTGAAGCAGTGCAAATGCCTCGTCGAGATCTACGCCCTTGGCCACTGCAACTTTCTTTGCTAGCTGCACGGCTCGAATGGTGGCCTGGCTCTGGAGCTTGCCAATTTCCTCTTGCTCAATGGCTTCCGCCACAAGCCAGCCGCCAAACTTTTTTAGCCGCAAGCCAGGGAGAAGCTCAAAGAAGCCTTCTTCTTTCGTTTCAAGCAGAAAGCTGTATTTGCTCATGATCAAGAATGTTAAGAAGAGCGTTGAACACCTTCACCCGCTCAAAGCTAGAGCGAAATTCAGGCGGTATTTCAACGAGAAATGAATGGTGGTCGCTTGCAATTCTAGTGGTTGCCTCGCGACAGGACACAAGGCAAAGGATGCCCACCTCCATTGCAGTGCCATCAATTGTATTGTTAATGGCATGGACAGTTTGACTGGCGTTGGCCAAGTAGTCAATTTTCATTAAGGCGCCCCAAGTCCGCGAATGTGCTCCAAGAGGCCTTGCTTGAGCTGGCTGGCATTAAAACGTTGTGGCTCTGCAAGATCTTGAGTCCATCGACGAGGATAGCCATAATTGGTCCCCGTGCCTTCATGCACATGAGAAGCGTAGGGTTTTCCGCTTCGATTCTTGGCATCCCATGTCCAGGAAGCCTCAGCACCGGCTTGACCTATAGAAATGGACACATCTTTTCCGCTTTCGTAAAGATCGCCGTAGTCATCAATATCCCGCAATTCACCGGCCGTGGGGTTCTTGATTCGGGCTGCGGGATTTTCACGAACTGTGTCTCGTCCGTATTTCCATATTGGATCGTGAAATTGATCGTAAAAATGATCTCCCACGTCCTGTCTTGCCCAGTCCTCAAATGCTTGAGTGAGCTGGCGCTCTAATGCTTTCTGATTGAGAATTTTTGCGCCAGTGATAATTAGCGTCATGCTGGGTAAAGGCGATGGAGGACCAAATCGGGAATAGAAAACCGACAGCGCTCATAGGCCACATCATCCCCAGGAACGTAAAACGGAGAAGCATCAGGAAATCTCCGTACCATTCTCTCCATTGCTTCGGCAATCTGCTTGCCATCTGGATTGTACTGAACCAATACAACTTCCCAAATTTGAGCAACTTTGACAGTCCCGCTCAATGGGGAAGAGGGTAAAAGGTCTGGATATTGACGCATTGTCACTTCTAGTCCAGTTACCTTCCATTCGCTGGGAACGCTCTTTTGCCCAACAACATACATTGCAGGAATGGTGCTGCCGTTGGGCAAGATATAAGTGCCAATTAAATTTGGGGCCGCCCCAAGAAGGTCTGTAATCACCTCCCTGAGCTGAAGAATGTTCATAAAAAAGCCCCTCCGTAAGGAGAGGCTAGCAAGAAAACGGCACAAAGATCAGTTGGGAGCCGTGGGAATGATGCTACCAGAGCTGGTTGCTGCTTGGTGGATGCCAATGCGACCACGACTGATCAGCTCGAAGGTGACTTCCACAAGGTTATCAGCAGGATAGCTCTCGCTGTAGTTCATAACGCGGCCAGCATAAGCCACGCGGTCGTAGTAGAAAGTAGAGCCGCTTGAACCAAGCTGCTTGTTGATTTCGACGTAGACTTCCGCAGTCTTGTCGTAACGACCAGTAGCAATCACCTGGAAGGCTTCGTCAAAGCTGTCGGGCACAAAAGTGGTGCCATCAACATCCTTCTGGAAATAGGAAGTGATCGAGGCAGTGGCCTGAGAAGTGACGATCACACTGTCAGAGAAGCCGCCGCCGCCCAGCACGTAGAACTCGGTGTTGCCATCGTTAAAGGCAACGGAAGCAGTGGTGGCTGCTTGCAGGGTGTACAGGGTGGGAGCGCCACTAACAGTGAAAGTGGCACCACTCTGGGTGATGACAGGGCGACCAGAAGCAGTGATAATCGAGCCAACGCGCACAATAACGTCTTGGCTCTTAACCAGCTCGGTGGGATGATAGAGCATGAGAAGATCCTCAATGGAGAGAAAAAATGGTTAAGCGTCAGACGTTCTGAACGCTTCCTTTGCCAACCAGTCTAAAAATGCCTCTGATTGGCGTGCCGAGGAACTGCCAATAATAATCAGCAATTTGCTCGTTCGGCAACAGTTCAAACCGCCCCTCCCTTCCATTGATTGTTGCAGCAGCAGAGCTTCCAGGGGTGATTCCCGACAGAGTCAATGGACCAGTCAGTCGTCCTTCCATATACACTGCTGTGTTGTCCGCACCAAGCAAATAATCGAAACGAGGATTTTGTTTTTGCTTCAACGAGGCATAGTATGTAACGCCAGTTGCCTGCGCCACATAATTGCCCGTGAGATTGTCGGCCACATATCCAGACGCCACCTGCCAAACCAAAGTGGCATTAGCAAGAGGAGTGAGGACATTGGTCATACGACAAAGCCAATGGAAGAAGCACCAACGACGGTTTCAAGCATTCGCTTAAACTCTTGGCCATACTGGGTGGCTTCGAGCCCTTTGCCATACACCTTGCCGTCTGTAGCTCCGATTTGGATGCCCATTTGAGCAAGTTGAATGGCAATGATATGAGCGGCTAAATGTTTTGTTGCGCGGTCGGCTTGATTGCCAAACACGTCGCCCACATCAGCCGTTGCCTCTGTGATGGCCCCATTCACAATTCCCGATGGATGGGGAGTGAATTCGGGGAAGCGCTCGAGAAAGCTGGCGTAGGTAACGGCCATGATTAGGCTTTTCCAATACGAATGGCTTCAAGGCGCTTGCTAATGGCGTTGCGCACCCTTACGCGACCTTCCACTTTTTTCCATTCCTGGAGCTGATCTTCGTCATGCATGATTTCAAGCATGCGAATGGCATCAGAAAGCGGAAGGCCGGCCAGTGTAGACACCTTGGTTGGGATGTCTTGCACCGTAGGGGTGTCTTTCAGTTCTTCAATGGCGCCAATTGCCATGAGGCGCTTGATAGTACCATTGCTTCGTGCCTGGGCCCATTTGGTCTCGGGCACGTCTGAATTAACCCCTGGACTGAGCTGAATCAAGCCAGCATCAGTAATAACGCCAAGACCACCTTCGCGAGGCGGATTTTCGAGGTCAGGGCGATAAGCAATCAACATTGTGTGTTCGTTGGAGAACTGCTTTCAAGCTTAACGCCCAGATTACGTTCAGTTGTCCTGCACGTAAATGACGCTCTTGGGGTAGTAAAGGGCCACGCCACCGACGCGGGCATGGGCGGGAACGATGAATTCCAGACCACGCTGCTGAGGCGGGAACAGTTCAAGCGGCTGAGGAAGGTGCAGTTGCACTTTCAGAGGATCACGCTTGTACACCACCATGCGGTTCTTCTCCAAAACGCTGTTGTCGGCATCAAGCTGGTTGATGGGCTCAACGTTACGGATGTAGGGGTTGGTGCGCAGGAAGTATTCCAGCACAGTCACGTCCGAAGAATCGCTATTGCGAGTGGTGCTGACCTTGTTGTAGTCCTCATAAGCCATGAGGATGGTGTCAGGCTCTTCCTTCATCTTGGAACCATTGACAATGGCAGTCACGCCATAGTTCAGCAGCTCAAGCATTTCCTGGGCAGTGGTGCCGCTATCGGTGAACCACTTATCGGCAACCACAAGGTCAACCGTGGAATTGTTGAAGAAACCAGCCAGGCCAACGGAAGCTTCGCCAAACATGGCAATGTCTTCCACCTTCTCCTCGTAAGCGCGGCGAACAGCAGAAGCACGGCGCTGCTCAAGGGCGACATTCGCCATTTGTGCAGCACGAAGCTCTTGAACGGTGTAACCGAACGATCCACCAATAGAGCGGATGTTGATGCTCTTCTCGGTTTGGCTGATGTCGGCGCGGGGCAGATCATCAGCGGCGTCGGAAATCACCTTGAATTCACCAGTGGCATCCATGATGCGGTAGGTGAAAGTTTGGGCGCCAGAACCAGCTTCGCTGGTCACAGGCAGGATGGTGGGGTATTTGATGTCAGCGTACTGAACTTCAAACACCTGGGGGCGGATGTACTCAAGCTGACGCTCGAGAAACAGACCCGCTTCGTCCATGCGAAAATCAGACATTGGAGGGCCTCCTATCAGGAATTGTCAGCGGTGAGAGTGAAGGCAGGACCGTTGAACTCAACAATCGCCAGGCCAGAGCCGGTGACGGAAGTGAGATAACGAGCGCTCGACAGAACAGCAGTCTTGCCCGAAAGCGATGCGCTACGCAGTTGACCTGCATATTGCACGCCAGTGGCGGTGTGGATCACGCGCACTGCAGTGGCAGGGGTGACCGAACCATGCACATACATGGCAACAGCGCCCTCGTTGACAACGTTCATTGCCTGAGCGGCCTTAACGCCAGGGCGGCTATTGGCATCTTCAGCGGTTTCATCGACATAGGTGAGAGCATTAACGCCCACCACGGTCTCGCTAGTGCCACTGATGGTCTTAGCAGAATTGGCAACAGTGCCGCCACTTGCCCAGGTGACGATATTGCCGAAAGGAACCACAGCACCGGTTTCGTTGATGTAGGTGCCGATGGTGTTGTCGCGAATGTCGGACAGTTGGCCTTCCAGGAGGGCGGTCAGCTCAAGCGAATAGCTCTGCTGAACACCACCTGCAGTAGCCGTGCCCGAAGGGGTGAAAGTAACGGCCATGGATCAGCGCTCCTTGGAGATGGAAAGAGGGGTCTTCCAGGCATTCTGCAGTCGCTCCAGGTAGGAAGACGGTGCAGAAGCGGGAGATGCGATGGAGGCAACGGCTTTGCGAAGCTCATCGGTGGCGGCAGAATCGCTATGAGCCGATTCAACCAGTGTGTCGAACATGGCTTGCACGTAATCGTCAGATTTCTCTGACAGATCCATGGCATCACCACGCACCGCCTTGACAGCGGCTTCCATGATTTCACGAGCATCTTTGCCTGCAAAATCAAACTCGCTATCCAGGGTGGCGCGAGCCTTATCAATCAGAGCAACACGTTCTTGAACCAGCGAATCAAGATTGATTTCCTTAGCGGAATCAAGCTCAGCACGCACGGCCTCAAGCTCTTGCTCCAGGGCATCAGCGCGACCCTCAGCGGCATCGCACTTGCCTTTGGTTTCTTTGCTCATGGCATCCATTTCTTCCTTCATTTTGGAAGCTTCGGACATCATGGCATCGTATTGTTTTTTCATGTCCTCGTAGGACATTTTGGCATCTTCGCGCTCTTTGGTGATCGCCAGAGCAACGCTCTCGGTCACCTCGAACTCGGCGCCATCAAAATTGACCTTCGCAGTCATAGATGGTTCCTCAATAAGAGATAGTAAAGATGGGTCGGCGGCATCTAGGCGATCTAGATGAAGCTTCACCTGCGGGCCTGCCCTGCCCCTGCGGACAACAGCAATGTGATTACCGTCGATCATCCGTTGGACGCCGTCGTAATGCTCACCGCCTTCCGCAATGCCGGGCGTTGGGTCAAATTGAACCCTGTAACCAGCACTCACTTCTTTTGCATCACCCCGCATGATGCGTTCAATCGCATCCTTATCCGTGATGGTCATGACGGCACGGACAAAACCGTTGTCATAAACCACCTCGGTGCCCGAAAAACCAATTTGATAGTCTTTCGTATTGGCACTGTCAAGCAGAGCCGGGGGATGTTCAAGAGTTACAGCCTTGCCCGCAAACGAAGCGAGGCTTTCTGGCGAGCCCACTTCTTCTTCGGGACGATATTCACGCCGAACCCCACCGGCCGCATCGGTGTACATTTGTACGCCAGTGCGAGCAATAGTGGCCCAAGTGCGAAGATAACCTTCGGGGGTTAGCTCGTACTTTTCGATGGGCGCGATGTCGTAACGAAAAGAAGTTTCGCTCATGATGTAAAACTAGCAAAATCTATTACAATATCCACAACTCTTGATCCAGAAGCGAATCAAAATGCGCTATTTGATGACAAGCGGAAAGAACGCTCTTCGCATGCCTCATTATCAAAGGAAGTTATTGGTGGCAGAGCGAATGAGAGACGCCCGTCTAAACAGTGGTCTGTCTCAAAGGACAATCGCAAAAGAACTGCATATAGGCCAAGCCACCTATTGCAGAATGGAACGCGCCGAAACAGAACCCTCTGCAGTGCAGATTGCCACCCTAAGTGGTCTCTATGGACTGTCGGTGCTCTGGCTGCTCGGAATGCCAAATTTTGTGGTCAATGCAGCTCAGTCATCGTCATCTTCGTCCTGAATGCTGCGAATTTGTTCTTCAACACCCTCCATCACGTATGCCTTGGCAATGGCCTCGGCTTCAAAGGTGAGCATCTTGACCGGTTCAAAATACTCGCTTGGCTTTTCGTAGAAACTCTCGACAAAGATGTGAGTTTCATCCAGTCGTCCGTTCTTGAAATGCTGTCTTTCGACTAGGCGCCAGTGCGAGGTGCTGCGATGCTCATGCGCCGAGAGAATTGCAAGTGCCTTCAGGACGCCGATGCCTTCCTCTTCTTCTTCCTCAATGACGCGCACGTATTCGCTCATTGATCCCCCTTGCGGCTTTCCACCATCTTAATAATTCGATTGGCCCATGACCTGCCCGCATCTGACCCCCAGAGCATCCACGCAATTCGACCCGCGTCATCCTCTCCACCACTCTTATTTTTTTCATGCCTTGAGAAAAAGGCAGCCATGCGCTTAATGGTTTCGTAGCTCACTTTCTCTCCATTGGCCAGGCTCGTGGCCCTTGCAACGCCACTACCAATGCCTTGCTTTCCTGCCTCCTGCGTGGTCAGGCCGCCTTTGCCATATTTCTTGCGAAGCTCGAGGCCACGACGCGCTGCGGCTCTCACTGACGATGGAGGGGCAAACGATTCAGCGTCGCCCCTATCTACTTTTTTCTGTTTTTTCTGACAGTGCTTAAATAGGCCTTGCAGCGCTTTTCGCCAATGCTTTCATCCATTTCTTCCTCTTCCTCTTCCTCTCCTCCGAGCTCTTTCATGAAGGCCATGTAATACTCATCGCCCATGTCCTTTTTGGGCTTGCGGGACATTCCGGCTTCAGACAGCGCAATTGCGAGCGCACGTTGCGGACTGGTAATTACTTCGCCGCTGCTGCTCTTCAGCTTGCCGCTCTTGAATTCCCTCATGACGAGACGAATCTTCGCCTGCTTTTCTTTCTTGGTCATCGTGCTCAAAAGGACTGCTCTTATCTTAGCCCCCTGGACTCGTGCATCTTTTGCAAATAAAATCGTCTGGGCTTTCAATTTGTCCCGTTACTTGCGCGGCCACTTCCCCAAAGTCCTTTCCTTGGTAATACTCCTCAATCGTCATATGGTTCAAATTGGGAAGCTTGACCTCAGCGTGGTAGTCCATGCAGCACAGTCGAATGTCACCATTCCACATAACATGAAGCCATTCGTCCAAACGGCTGCAATGGAACGGCGACCCTGGGCCAATGTCGCGAACCTTCCCGAAATTATTTTCTCCGGCGCCCCGCTCTTTCCTGTTGATTGTTCCAGCTCGGTCATGATAGGTGAAGTAGTCCAAATCAATCCACGAGAGATTAAAGCCGTGCTCCTTGGAAAGCTTGTACCAGTATTCAAAATATTCTTGTCGGGAGAACCAATGGCGTCCAATGCCAGTACGAGAAGACCCGCTTCCTCTCACTCGGATGTTTAAGCGCCCCTTGGCTTCTTTAATCAAATTGATCAAGTTAGAAGTGGATCTTTCATGGTTGATTTTCATGATTTCTTCGTGGGAAGCCTTGTCAACGCCATGGTGACTCACCCATAGTTCATGAGGCTTGCCTTCTAACAAGGGAATAAGCCGCTCGGTTTTGTCCTTGGAAAGCAACGCCCCATTGGTCGAAAGTTCAAGAACAGCTCTCGGAAACTTGCTTTGTATTTCTTCACACAGCTCAAAAATGCGTTTGTCAACAAAAGGCTCTTGCATTAAATAGGGACAAATCTTGCCGCCATCTTCAATGTTTTCTTTCCATGGCAGCAGCATATCTAAAATGCGTGAAAACAATTCTCTATCCATCACGCCGTAATTGGCATGATGCCAACTTTCTATCCAAGGGCAAAAAACACAGTTTGCATTGCAAGCTCCTTGCGTTTGAATTTGAACGTTCTTAAGGCGATTCATCGGATGCGGGAGGGGGAGTTGTTGTGGAAAGCAATGGGAGGCAGTGTGTAGCTTTTCAAGAGGGGCAGCTCTTCTTTCCTATAGGCAAATAAGTGGTGTTTGCAATCACGCATGCTCTCCGTGTTGGCAATCATTTGGAGATCCAAGGGCAAATAGGCCCGCGAAAAGACTTCAAGCAGCTTGGATAGTCCTTGCTTGGTAACCAAATAACCATCCGTGCCACATACATATCCCCAAGTGAAACCGTCTTTATTTCGCATGCTGCGATCATTGAAAAAGACAAGGTCTGCGTCCTCTGGCACTTCAAGGATCAGCGGGCGCATCACTTCAGTGTCGTCCTCCAGAATCACGAGATGATCCATGTCTTGATCGACGGCATGTTTCCAAAGGGCAATGGAGGAGAGAATAAGGGCGGCCTCTCCGACGCGCTTGAGCGTGTCCTTGTCTTCATCGACCTCCCAGTCAATCGGCACCGGACTTTGTGCATCCAACTCCTTGCGAGACAGTTGCCTGCCATCGAAAGCCGCCCACCAATTAAATGCCTGACCAATTTTCCCCATCTGATCGGCAAACTTTTGGCGCCGGTCATCCCCTTCAATGCTGATACAGAAGACGTTATTGCTTTCGCTGAAATCAATCCATTGCGTTTGTCGGCCAGGGAAGCTGGTTGTCCCCTGGCCCTTAGGCTTTTTTGCGAAGCCCTTGGCGGCGGTTTTCTTTGCCGTGACAAGCAGTTCTTTGACGATGTTCAGCATTTGCTTTTGAATGGAGGGCCAAGACAGCTCTTGTTCGTGAACACGCTGATAGCACCAGTCACCAGCCTGCTTAAGGGCTGTGCGATTGCTGTAATAGCTGGTCAAGAGCTCGGCCATGCTATCAGGCTCTGGCAGCGGCCTCTCGAGCCCATAGTTCCTATCGGTTTCAGAGCCATGACAGACGATGCGGGGAATGCCATGAAAGATTTCCTTCAAGCTTGTGTGGTCTGGAACCAATTGAGCCACTCCAGTGGCAGCATGCTCGGTATTGACCAGGCCCCATCCCTCGCCAATGCAAGTGTTCACGCCAATATCCACGGCATTGTACACCTTGTTCAACTGCTCAATGGGGAGACAGTTGCTAGTGGAAAAATGCGGACTGGTGAGAATGAGCTTGCCGGTTGCTTCGTAACCTTCATCTCGCGCCACACGCTTGAACAAAGGCACCAAGTCCCACCCCATGTCTTTTTTCCCCATGTTGAGCCACAATCGTGCGTCTGGCTTGTCCTTGGCAAACTTGACAAAGCCCTTGATTGTTAAGTCGATGCGTTTGCGCGGTTGATTCCTGTTGCCATTGAAAACAATGAAAACATCTTCAGGCACTCCCAGTTCTTTGCGGCACTCTGCTTGATCCAGGCGAAAAAACTTCGAGAAGTCAGTGCCATGGCCTACAATACGAACCTTGTCTTTGTAACCAATCTTGCGAATTTCTTCTGCCCCAAATCGCGTGTAGGTGGCAATGCCATCCCACTCCTCTAGCGCAGGCAACAGCTCGGGGAAAAGTCCGTAACTATCAATGGGCGTATAGACAAACCATTTGAAGCCCAAGGCTTCCTGAAATGGCTTGGCCGCTTCCCAAAGGTTAATGGCACACCAAATATCATTGGTCACCCATACCAAGTCTGGCTTGATAGTTTGCAAGAGTTCGCCAATGCGATGGCTGCCAAACGGGTCGCTGCCGTGGGCCATGGCTGGATACATCTTGCAATGCTTTTGCATGGGGTCTGGGTCGCCGTGCCAATTAACCGCCAGCACATGCACGTCATGCTTTTCTGCGAGAGCAGGCAGCAGGTACTCAGCCACTCGGCCGAAGCCAGTTTGGCAAGCAGCGTCGCCGCAATAGAGGATGGTTGCCACAAGGAAAAAGAATCTCGCTAGATCCTAGTGGCCAGTCTCAGACCGGCACCGTCGCTGGTTGCTGCTTCAAATAGCGAACACTGCAACGGCACCTGGATCCGCATTCGCAGCGTCGGCCAGGAAGCGGCACAGTGCCAATGGGCACTACTCCTTGAGATGCATACCGGAGACAGTCCGCACAGTGTTGCGCTTGGCTGTCCAAAATTCTTTGCATAAGGCTATACCCCTGCTTTTCCTGCCGAAGCTCAGCCCCCTGCCAATAACTACCTCGAACGCTCTGAGCGTATAAACCAACACGAGCAAGAGCCATGGGAGCAGAAACAGCCTCAGAAAGCAAGTCCCGAACAAAACCCTGTAGATAAGTATATTCTTCGCGAAGTCGCTGACCAATGCGACCGTATTCCGCACTGCCCATATTGGCGCGACCACCGTGGCCAATAACCGCTGCCTGAATATGAGCAGCTTTAAGCGATTCGCGGACACTGCCCTGCCACTGGTCAAGCGTAATTTGCTCATCAATCAACATGCGCGTGAAGCGCCGCAATGTTGCGTCCAGCTTATCTATGCGCTTGTCCAAAAGCTTTTCGACTGAAGCTTTGCTTAAGAATCGTCCACGCTCATCTCGGTAACGTCCGCTCTTCTGGTCATAAGACCAGTCGGCGTCCATTCTGCTGGACAAAATGATTTCACTGAAGCTACTGATGTTATTCAGCATCGTCGGCTTCCAGGAGATCCTTAAAGCGCTCGGGGGCTTCTTCTTTCCATTGCTGCAGGGCCATGTCCACATCAGCCTCGCTGATAAAAGCGGCCTCGTCAATGTCCGCCAACATCAGGCCCTCTACTTTGACTGGCTCGATGGCATCAACTTTGCTGCTGATCATCTTTGCAGCTCCTTTGCGCTCTGGATTGGGGTCGGCCTTGCGCTTGCGAGCAACGATTGTTTGACGCTCTTCTTTGCTCATGGCTTCAGCTTTTGCCTTGGGAAGGCACTTCGGCTTTCCTTCTTTTTCTTCGCGCCCGCCGCATTCTCCAAGAATCTCCCCGTTGGCGCCAATTCTCACCCACTCTTCTTTGAACCACTTGTCTAGATCGTCGTAATTGACATCACCACCATCTCCCTTGAAGCCGCTGCCACTGCCATGCTTCTTTTGATAGAACTCTTTGTATTTCTGGACCATGTAGGCGCTGGCATAAGCACTGGGCCACACCTTGAACTTCGCCTTGGCTGCAGCAATCGCCTGCTGGTGTAAGTCCTTGTCCTTAAACTCAATATCACCACGCACTTTCTCCAAATCTCGCGGAAGGAACAAACCAGCGGAATCCTCCACCTCTCTACTACCATCCATGGGAAGTGTGCCATTTTCTTCGTCTAGGGGGTCACGGCCGCCGGGAGGCACTGCCAAGCCACTCCCTTTCTGAGAGGAACCACCCCTCTCCTGAGAACCACCCTGCTGGGGCAATTCACGCACCACTGAAGGATCGAGAGTGAGCTCCATTGACCACTCAGAGCCTCCGTAACGGGCATCAGCCACTTCCTTGGGACTCAGCACGCCAAGTTGAATATATCGCCCGTCTACGGCCGCCACGCGAGCCCTTACGTCAGCTTTTTCTCGTTCATTCAGTTCAAACAGATTGTTAAACGAAATGCGCCAAGACTCGGGCATCCTGCCCTGCGTTGGCCCCATTTTGCTGAGCATGATGTAGGTCATCAGCTTCTTCAAGGGGCGATGGAAAGTGGACTGTTGATAGTCTGCAAGCGTCTTAGCAAAATCTCTTTCTTCGCTTCGCCCCGTAGAGCCAAGGCCACTAGGGCTTTCACCAAATAGCACCGTATGAGGAATTTTTGACGCGCCAATAATATCAATGCGCATCTTTTCCAAGATTTCTCCAACGCCACCAAAATTGCGGCTAATAAATTCAAGCTCTTCTTTTTCCGCATCAATCGCATAGCCACGATAAACGCTCTTGCTCATATCGTTCAGCACCAAACGATCTCGCACATCTTTTTCCTTTCCGGCCGCAAGCATTTGAGACAAGCCGCGAATTTTATGCACGAAAATATCAAACTCGCACAATAAAGTGGCGGCGCTATTTAAGCCGGTCCAATAGTGCTTGAAGCTTTCGTAAATGGTCTGCAAACTGCTCATTCCCCACCCATAGTTTCTTTGTCTAATGCGATAGGGAAGCCAATCGCCGTCAAAGCGCAAAATCCTGTCTTTGTGAATTTTGACTAGTTGCGGTTGGTTAATCAAATCGCCCGAAATAATTTGATAGTATGTCGCCTTTGAATAGTCGTACAAATTATTTTCGTTGATAAGCGGAGCAATTTGCCAGCGGTCCAAAACCTCCATGCCCTCCACTGCGTAAATGCGGCTCTTGTCAACGGGCTGGTCAGCGGCACGCCCATCGTCAATATAAAGAAGAATGACTGAGCCTCCGTACAGCCTGGAATTCTTGGAGGCAAGCATGAAGTTTTCAAGGATGTACAAATCTTCAATCACTTGCTCAATGCCCACCACTTCTTCAGCAGCAGCACCTTCGCCGCCAAAAAGAACCTTGAAGCCCTTGCGGGTGGCTTGCTCCGCGTAAATATCGACAATCCTTCGCGGCAACCATTCCCCATAAAGCCCTTCGAGCTCTTCCTGCGACAGAAAAATAATTGGCTGTGCCTGTGTGAACAAGCTCTTGTCACGCCCCGCGATGCCCATGCCAGTCAAAGCATTGGCCAGTCCATCGTTTCTCAGGCCGCCAGCAGACGCATGACCAAGATCCACCACTTCTTCAGACATCATTCACACAACAGGCTTGCATTCATTCTAAATGTGGCTACCATGAGAGCGATGTTTTTGTTCTTTATGCCCACACCCATTGAATTTGTCTTCTCCGCAGAGGAAAGGAAGTATGCAATGGAGGAGGGTCATAGGCGCCAGTCGGTCAATGAAGCCAAAGGGCTTCGTGGGCGGAACAAAGGAGCCGCCTGTGGCGACAAGGCTCTCGAAATTCACCTACTGGGCGCCGCAGGGGAAATGGCCGTGGCTGCCTTGCTGGGCCTTAAGCATGAGCTTTACAAAGAAACCGATGCTCGTCGCGGTTCAGACGACCTGCCGGGAATTGATGTGAAAACACGTTCAAAGCACTCCTATGACCTCATCGTGCAAAAAAATGAAAACCCACACAAAAAATTTGTGCTCGTGACCATTGAAAACCAAAAAACCTTCGTCCACGGCTGGTGCTGGGGAGAAGAGGCGATGGAGGAGAGGTTTTGGGCTGATCCAGCTAGAGGCCGACCTGCCTATTTTGTCCCCAAAGAATTTCTTCGTCCAATGAGCACCCTAAAACCTCATGCTTTCATGCAGTGATTTTGCAAAGCACGTTCTAAAGCTAGAGCTTTGGCCCGAGCAAAAAAGAATTCTTGATGGCTATTTTGGCGGTAATAAAACGCATGCCGTATGGGCGCTCGGAAGACGCTGCGGAAAGACGCTTATGGCTGCTATTGCTGCACTCTATGCCTGCTTTGTCCTAGAAGAGCACTATAGGCGCCGCGTAAGAAGAGCAGAGAAATGGTACATTTTAACCATTGCCAATGATCAAAGCCAAGCCAAACTGGCGCTCAATAACATTCGGCAGTTGCTCATGGAAAGCCCTTTGGTCAATGAGATTACGAGGGAAACTGCCACTGAAATTGAAACCAGCAATAACTGCGTCTTCCAAGCCATCCCGGCTTCTGCTCGTGCCTCTCGAGGGAAGGCAGTGGTAATGCTCATTATGGACGAGCTGAGCTTCGCAATTGAAGGCGATGCAAACAGAGGAGCCAAGGCCATTTATGACGCCCTATCTCCTTCCATTGCTCAGTTTGGCCACCATGGTCGCATCCTGGAGCTTTCGTCCCCATGGCTGACGGACGGCCTTTTCTACCAGCACTACTGCGAAGCAAAGTCTGGAGAATTCCCTTTCATGCAGGCAGTAAATCTCCCAACGTGGGAGGTCAATATCAATTTGCCATGGGGATGTGCATTCCTTGATGCTGAGCTGAAGCGCGATCCTGATAAATTTTGGGTGGAATATGGCGCTCAGTTTGCCAAAAATAATACAGCTCTGCTTGCATCTGAAATCGTTGAGGCAGCGATTAACAAGGAAAGAAGTATCCTCTTTCCAGAAAAAGAATTTACTGGCACCTATGTGCTCTCATTGGACCCTGCCAGGGGAGGCGTGGGCAGAGACGATTATACGGCCTGTATTGTACATTATGAAGGCCCGAGGCTAGTCGTGGACAAGTTTCATGCCTTTGAGCCTGACTTTGAAATTGGCGGGAAAAAAGAAGTGAATATGGCAAAAGTGGAAGAATGGATTAAGGAGCATCATCGTATTTATGAGTTTCAAAGCATTGTGCTTGACCAATTTAATAGTAGTTTTATCATTCAAAATCTTTCCAAGGACTTTCCCATTGCAGAGCTCGCTTGGTCCGTCAGTACAAAAATGAAGGCTTTCAGCAAAATGAAGGAGCTATTCAATGCAGGACTTGTCGAACTTTATCCTCATCAGAAGGCGGTTTCTCAGCTCAAGAACTTAAGCGTAATTTATAGAGCAAGCGGTCAATGGGCCGTTACTGGTGGCAAGGAAGTGGGTGTTGATGACTATGCATTTGCGCTCGCTGCAGCAATCTTAGAAGCATCAAAAGACAATGACATTGACTGGCTGAATAGTCTCGTGCGATAACTGCCTGTAGAATTTTCACTGTTATTCCTTTTTCAATTTTTGCTGAAAATTCGCCGGCAGTGAAAATGACCAACATTAGCTTTTCTTTTGAGGAACTGTCTTTCCTTTGCGCTCTTTTGACTGCCGACAGACAAACTGCTCTTCAATTGCTTGCTGCCGAACATGCATATCGCCCCTCGTTGCTTCCGAAGCTAGAAGATGCGCATAAGGAACTGAGGCGAAAGAAGATGGAGCAGCAGTAAACTAGAGGAAATGTTATTCTCATGGCCCTCTCCGTTGCTGCTGAAGAAGCCCTTGACTGGGCGATGAAGGCGGCTGAGGCTGTGGAAGAAGCTGGCAAAAGTTTTGGTCCTTTCAGTGAAGAAAGCCGCCTGGCAAAGGCCGCTTACGAGCATCTTCTGGAAGACTACCGATCATTGGCAGGCAATGAAGATGAGCATTGGCAGGGACCCTGTAAAGACTACGACGATTGATCATGGTCTGCTTGTGCTACAGCCTCCATGGCCAAAGGCATGAGCTTAGAGTGCCCTTTCGCGAGGCTCGCCATGTCAATAAAAGGCTGTTTGTAGAAGGGGCCGCTGTGTACTGGAGCTTCTTTTGTTAGCAATCCCTGAAATGGTGCTATGCTTCTAGAGCTTTCTGCAGAAGCCCGTTGGCCAACGGTTTAACCAGCATGCTCGTCCATGCTGGCTTCGTTTGTGGATTCCGTGATCGAGCGAGTTGAAGCGCTAGGTCTCTTCCGACAGAGTGTTGGAGCCGCACTCCATTGATTCCCTAATGCGGGAACACTCTGCTCATCCTTCAACCATGCTTGCTTTGGTAGACTGATAGTACGTTTGCCCCTTGCGGGGTGCATGAAATCCACCATGAAACGGGGGTGGACCATGGAGAAACGCCAGTGAACAAGCTCATGCTTGTGAAGCTTCAGCTCCTGAAAGCCGCAAGGCTTCACCAGGCGCAGTTGGCTTCAATCTACGGCTATCGGCCCTGCGTGGCCTGAGGGCTACATCCAGCCGCTCTTGTCAATTTGACAGGGGCGGTATTTTTGTCCGCGATAAACAAGCCAGCGGGATGGCGCATGAACAAGCTGCCACCAAGCGGAAAAAGCTTCGTGCTCTTCTTCCATGAAATAGGGAAGACCACGATAAACAAGGCGAGTCACAATGAGCCACGCGCTTTCTTTTAAGCTATCTCGCAAGCTTTGTAGCAATTGTTACGCCACTCACTTTATTGCTTAAGAAATTGTTAATTTTTTTCTTCTTGCTTGTGAATGTAGGTTTTTAGCTCGTGGAGATACGCCCTAAGCATTGAAGCCTTCTCGAGATGCCAAGGGTCACGATGGAGGAAATATAGATGCATGTGCTCATCCACTGCCTTGAGTAATTGATGGATGACTGGGTTCCAAGGCGCTCTGGTGGGAGTGTTGAACGTGCGCTTACGTTCGTCCATCGCCCTTGAAATAGGCAATTATGCCTTCTAATGCTACAGGAGAAAAGTCATTTCTTTCTACGCAAGCATTGAAATACCTTTTGTCAATCTGTCCGTCTCGTATGACTAGATGACAATGAAGGTGGCCGTGAACATTGCCCAAATAGTGACCGCGAAGATTATCGGGATGCACGGGAATGTGCGTGAAGATGAGCCCCCCTGGTAGTGCATTGCCCGCATGATGAAACATGGCCCCACGAATGTCTTCAAAATGCTCAGCGTAGTCCTTGAGCTTAAAAGTGTCGTGGTTGCCGCGAATGAGAATCTTCCTTCCATTGCACTTAGCTAGGTTAGCTAAGCCACTTCTGGGAATTGCAACATCGCCTAGGTGATACACGGTGTCTTTAGCATGGACCACTGCATTCCAGCGTTCCACCATTGTCTCGTCCATCTCCTCAACAGAGTCAAAAGGACGCAATGGGGAGCCGTCTGGCTGGTCGAAGGACAGGCTTTTGGCGTGTCCAAAATGTGAATCTGCTATAACGAAAGCTGTCATGGGCTCTGACCTAGTGGTTGCGCTTTCAGCAGCGGGAGGCGTCAGTAGTTTAAGCCCGAGCAAGCACCTTGCAAGGCCCCATAAGGAAAATCAATGGGGAAGGCAAGGAATTGCACCTTGCTCTTCTAGGCTCTATGGCCTAGCGCTATCTTAGCTTCCCGAGCAGGAGGCGATCAACTCTTCTGGCCTGCAAGCAGGACTTGGTTTACAGGCCAAGCGTTAGAGGGCTTAGCCGCTCCATCAATATAGCGTCAACCACGCCCATAGGCAGGCAGATTTAGCGCATTACTCTCAAAGAAACATGGCATTGTGCTGGCACGAGTCTCTTGTAGCTCTGGAGCTTTGCCGCTGTAGAACAAGCTGTCGCTTTGACGCAACCAGAAGTCCTTGTCGAGATATTTGTTGTCTGACGAGCCAAGCTTGTCATAGATCCACAACGCAGTCATTTTGCGCAGCTTGTTCAGGCTATCTCCATACTTTTCGCCAGCTTCCTCGCAAATCTTCGTATGGCAATAGGCGTGACAGATTTCATCGCGAGAAATGTCCGTTGCAACAGTGCGAAGTCCTTTGTCCCCATTGAAACGGAAAAAGGGAAGAATGGTAAAGAACAAACTTCGCTCTAGCACTGCCACTTTTGCCATGGGGTGGGCAGGATGATCGTACCAAGCCTGACGAATGCGCAGGGCTTCTTTTTCAGCCTTCTCATTCGTGCCATGAGCAGCCGCAACATAATTCAAGGCTTCGTCGTGACGTTCTTCGTCTTTGATGTTGCTATAGACGCTTTCAATGAGGCCAGGGCTGCTGGGAAGTTCTCGCTCAAGCCCCTCGAGGAGCATGTCCTTCACTGGTAGCTCAAGGTGGCGAATGGCCAAGGCGCGAAGGATGGTTTCCTCGGAGCCTTCTACAAACTGGCCCTTGGTGACAGGCACTGCCTGCCAAGGGCGCTTACGGGCAACAGCAGAGAAATAGTCGAGGACTGCCATGAAAAAGAAGCAATGGGGAAAAACAAGAGACGACAAATAAGGGCAGCAAATGCCGCCCAATTGTCCTGGTCGTGGATCACTCTGCGCAGGCGCTACAGAAACCAGCTTCTAAAGAACAAGCTTCGGGCTCGTCCAAATTAAAGAAGTCGGTCAGACTCTCTCCTAAGTCTACTCCAACATCGTCTTTGGCTTGTGTGCCCGATTGCACTTGTAGGGCATAGTAAATAGACGATTGAGGGCTGGCAAGCCATTCGCGGAGGAAAGCTTCATCACAAACTGTCATATCAGACCACCAGTTCATGGAATGGCCATGAAAAAGACCAGTGCGTTGCATCAGTTCAACAATGCCATCAGCCACTCTCTTAAACGCTTCCCAGCCCACTTGCTCCGCAATTTCCACTGGCCCATATTCAAACCTTTCCACGCCCATTGTTTCACTATCTCGATCGACAATTTGATCAATGGGAGGGGCAATTTCAGGAGCAGTTGTAAAGCCTTTGGAGTCCAAATAGCGATAGGAGCATGAAGCAGTGGGGGCAATGGTAAAAGCACGTTCCATGCCATGCTCCTTAGCAATGTCCGCAGCGCCCAATAAGCCCCGTTGAATGGCAGCTACGGCTTCGCCAGCACGTTGACCAGCCCAGTGATGACACCAAGGATGAGGATCCTCGTCAAGATAAGCTTCCAAAGCTTTACCAAAGTCTTCGTAGGAGATGTCATGAATGGAAAGGAAATTAGCAAGACCAAGAATGCCAAGGCCCACTTGCTTGTCAACGGACGGAGAAAGGTATTCGCCAGTGTCGCCCACGCCAGTGGAAGGATGCAGCTCACAAAGCTGCTTCATGCCGTCCGCAAATGCTTGCTCTATTTCATTGATGCTGCAAGCACCGAGATTGACATGCTGCAGAAGACAAGTGCCACGATGAGGAAGATAAATTTCGAGGCAGACATTTCCACGCAGACGTTCTCCTCTTTCGTTATAGCGAATCTTGTTGAGCCAAATGTCTCCACTAGAAATGCCCTGACATAATGCTTTGATAAATTCAGGCGAGCTTTTGTCCAAGAATTGATCATCCACGTCAATGCAACGCTTTGCCCATGGAAATTCTGAGCGTGGAGCCTTGATTAGATCAATGGCATCGGGGTGGTCATAGTCCAAATGAAGCACAACGGCACCATTTTTGTACTTGCCTCCACGACGCAAGATTTCGTTCAGCGTGGAATAGATTTTGCCAAAACTGAGAGGACCACTAGCAACAAGCCCCTTGCCATTTTCTTCTCCCTTGGGGCGCAAATTCGAAAGATGGACGGCTACGCCTGCACCATTTCGTAGCCCATGGGATACAAAGCGCCATGACTGTTCAATGCCATCAGGCCCCTCCATGGAATCTTCCACGACAAATACAGTGCAGCTCACTGCCAGACGCCCCTCAGGGTCGCTCAGCCAGCTTTCCACCCTGCCAGTGCGAGCAATCTTTTCGCACTTTGCCTTTTCCTTGAGCTTCATGAGACAACAAAGCCCGCCTTGCGCGGGCTGAACGGACACTCCTTACTGTAGCTCAGTCGCAAAGCCCTTCAGGATCACTTCCGCTTTGGGCGTCCTTGGCAAACAAAATCGCCTCTGGCTTAGTCTTGAAATAATATGGCTTGCCCTCATGGGCAACAAACCAAGCAAAGCCTGGGCGACTATGAACTGGCCATACTTTGATTGTCTCTATCATGAAAGGCGCAGGAAGATCGTCAAACATGAGAAACTCTGATGGGCGTGGGGAGAAAAGCTGCTGACAAAGCCTTGCAAGCTTTTAGAAAAAGCCCCAGTCTTTTATTAAGACTAGGGCCAAACTATGGGAAAAGGCAGTAGTGGTAGTTACCAGCTCATTCTTTGATGGTGCCTTCCTTGATAACGCCTGGCTTGACGAAAGGACGAAATAATGTTGCCAGACTATCAAGCACGCTACCAGCAAAACCTTCTTCAACAAATTGATCATGCAGCCAGTTGTAAATAAGGCCCATGGTTAAATCAGCAGCCTCTTCTGTGCATGAAAAACCTTCTTTATCAAGAAGCTGGTCCATTACAACGCAAATTTCATCAAACACTGTTATTTCTTCTTCTTCTTCTTCTGACATTGTGGCATCTTGCATGGCTGCTAGGTAGCCAAAAGCAGCGGCAGTGGCCTTGTCTTTACAAGCAGAGAAGCCTTCAAAACGCTTCTTTAGGGCAGGCAGCTCAGGGCTGCTTGCATAGTCCATGGAAAGACAAAACAGTTCGTCGTGGGAAGACATGGTGATAATTGTCGAGAGGAGCCCGATGATTTACCAGTCGGGGTATGAGCAGAGTAGCTGGTTTTCGCCCTTTGTCAACTCCCGGCTCATGAGGTCCATTTGATAGCCCTGCTGACGCGCCAACACTCCTGGCCTGTAGAAGCTGGTTTTTGTTGGTTTGATGGCCTTTTCAAGCTCTCGCACTGC